AGGGAGGTAAAACCAGCAATGCTTTGGCATTCGCTCGCAATTTCCAAATAGCTCATCCAGAGAAAGGGTGCGTGATTTATATCAAATCTGAAGGTCGATTAAGCGAAAACATGGTCGCCAGATCTGGAGTAAGCACTGATCCGCACAAGTGGAGAGTTATTCCTACTAATGATTATGAATTTGTCACGGACACGATGCGAGAGCTTATAAAAAATAATGATGATGGGAATATTTATTTTTTTATTGTAGATAGCCTTGACGCTCTAGTTCCTAGAAATGATTTGGCTAAGTCTGCTACCGAGGCGAATAAAACCGCTGGAGCAGCTCTTTTGACTTCCGATCTTCTTCGCAAGATGGCGGCTGCGTTTTCCTCTAGAGGCCACATATGCTTTCTTATTTCCCAAGTAAGGTCATCAATCAAGATAAATCCGTACGAGAAAGGCGATCCGAAAGTAACTAACGCAAGTGGCGGAAACGCTGCTTTACATTATTCAGATTGGATTCTTGAGTTCCAGCAACGCTGGAATAAAGACCTTATTTACGCCAACGCCAAAGCAGAAGGGAATCCGGTTGGTCATTGGTGTAAAATTATCTTCAAAAAAACTCCCAATGAAAAGTCTGGAAGAGAAGTCCGCTATCCTATTAAATATGGCCGTTCCAATGGATCTAGCGTTTGGATAGAGTACGAAATAGTTGATCAGCTTTTAGCCTGGGAATTCGCACACGCTAAGGGGGCTTGGATAACTATTACCGACGATCTTATCAAAGAGCTTGCCGATAACAATATTGAAATGCCTAAGCAACATCAAGGGGAAGCGAATCTTAAGAATTTCCTTGAGGAGCGGCAAGATGTTACTAAGTATCTTTTTAATAAATTCATCAGCGCTTTAAAGAAGTGAAATTGTATAATATATATGGTAAAGTTGCAAGTAAAAATGTTTCCCAGTATCTAATAGACTGGGACGCCTCTTCTCGATCTAAAGTCCAGTTTAAAACAAAGCAGTTCCTTAAAAAATACTGGAAGAATCATATAGTTTACGAGGAGTTTCCTGTTTTCGGGTCTAGACTAAAAGTAGACATAATTAATGCTACCTTGAGAATAGCCGTGGAAGTTCATGGTAATCAACATTCTGCTTACAATAAATTCTTCCACGGAGACTCCAGACTTAACTATTTGAAATCAATCAAAAGAGATGTCGCCAAAGAAAAATGGCTTTCTTTGAATAAATTTCAATTATTAGAGGTTTACGAAGATGAAGTCAAAAATTTAAACGAACAGTTTTTTTTAGATAAATTTAATATTAAACTTTAATGGCTATATATTCTCTGCAAGTAGAAAAATATGTATTATCTGGTCTAATTAGATTTCCAGCCTCTTTTGCTGATATTGAATCTTTTATTAGCGATGGAGACTTCATGAATGAAGTCCATTATACTATTTTTTGCGTCTTCAAGGAGACGTTTAACAAAGGAGAGCAGATCGACAAGATCTTGATCTCTCAAAAATGCCAAAATCTTGGCATTACATTTAAAGATCAATCTATTGATATTTTTAATTATGTTAATAGTATTTGTCTTATTCCCACCTCTCAGCCTGGGCTTATAGAAGGAGCCAAAGAGCTTTTAAAACTTAGAATAAGAAGAGAAATAGAACAAACTGGAGATGAGATTAAAAAGTTTGCCAACTCATGCGCAGAAAAACCAATAGAAGAAATTATTACTGAATCAGACAAGATATACAATAATAAAATCTGCGCTTACGCTGCTGAGAATAACAAACCAGAAGACATTACTTCTAATGTCATAGAAATAATTGAAGAGCGTGGAAATAATCCAATCCAAGATACTGGGCTAATTACTCCTTATAAAAATTTCAATCGTCTTTACGGAGGCATCCGTCCCGGCAATATCTATGCGTGGGTAAGCAGGCCTAAACATGGCAAATCAACTATATTGAATGATCTGGCTATTAAGGTCACGACTATGAACAAGGGGTGCCGAGCCCTTGTTTTAGATACGGAAATGTCTACAATAGACATGAAGTTCAGAATCGCTTCTTCTTTGACTGGTATTCCTGTTTGGCATCTAGAAACAGGCAACTGGAAAAAGAATGCAAATCTATTCCAAAAGTTTGAGCAAAGTAAGCCTAAAATTAAATCTCTTAGCAATCAGGTAGATCATTTACAAGTAGCTGGAAAACCTATTGAAGAAGTAGCATCTATTGTAAAGCGATGGTACTTCTCTAAGGTCGGTCGCGGAAATCAATGTATTATTGTTTACGATTACATCAAGCTTACTGGTGAGTCTGATAAAAATAAACAAGAATATCAACTGATTGGCGATAAAGTTAATGCTCTTAAAGAGCTTTGCTTAGAATTAAATGTACCAATTCTAACAGCTTGCCAACTGAATAGAAGTGCGGAAAACGGCGTTGATGATAGCAGCGCGATTTCTCAATCTGACCGACTTCAGTGGTTTGCTTCTTTCGTAGCTATTTTCAGGCGCAAGAGCGTAGAAGAAATTGCCGACGATGGTCCCGAATTTGGATCTCATAAACTTATTCCTCTTGCTACCCGCTTCCAAGGTAAAGACTCTGCTGGTCACCACGATTTAGTTCGCGTTCAAGAAGGTAAAAAAGTAAAGTACATGGCCAATTTTATCAGCTTCAATATTAATAATTTTAATGTTGAGGAGACCGGTACTTTGGAAGATGTTTTGTCCGCTAAATCTTTACGCCCTGAACTTGATGATTCTGGAGATGGCGAAGTTCTATGAATGACTGCGAATCTGTAAGGAAAATACTTACTGATATTGGATACACACTAACTGATCACGGTAGAGAATACAGAACAAGACCTCTTTATCGTGATTCCGGTAACGATAATGTCCTAAGAATTTGGAAGAATTCTGGGCAATGGGTTGACTTTAAAGAAAACATTAGCGGATCTATAGAGGATTTAGTCAAGCTAACCCTTAAACTAAAAAACATAGATGAAGCTAAGAAATGGATTTTTGAAAAAGGAATAGATACCTCTAGTAAAGAAGAAGCCCAGCAAAAAGTAACCACTACTCAAACAACTATTTTTGATAAGTCTTTGTTAATTAAATTGTTGAGAGACGATTCTTATTGGAACGGCAGAGGCATTTCTAGTCAAACCATTCAGCCCTTTCAAGGAGGCGTGGCTACTACAGGAAAAATGTTTAATAGATATGTTTTTCCTATATTCAATTGCAGAGACGAGATAGTCGGATTTGCCGGAAGAGATGTCTCAAGGATCAGTCTTGAAGGACGCCCAAAATGGAAATTGATCGGAGATAAAAAAGAATGGGCTTTCCCGCTTAAGGTTAATGCTAAAGATATTAAATCTTCTAAGATTATCATTCTTGTCGAGAGCATAGGAGACATGCTTGCTCTAAGAGAAAATGGAATTAACAATTCAATTGTATCTTTTGGCTTGAATCTTTCCCCGAAAATTATATATTCTCTTATTGGCTACAACCCAAAGAAAATAGTTATTGCTTTCAATGATGATAGCTTTAACAACGCTGCAGGAAATATTGCCGCCGAATCAGCAAAGCATAGGCTCTTAAATTATTTTGATCCAAGTCAAATAGAAATAAAGCTTCCTTTTGGCGCGAAAGATTTTGGAGAAATGCATTTAAAAGATAGATCTTTAGTCACTAACTGGTATAATTCAATCCAATGACCACCACTGAAAAAATTAAGCTTAGCGCTAGCAAAATTAAAACCGCTGAAGGCTGTAGCTGGCTTTACTATACTAAATATGTTCTCAAATTACCAGACATCTCTAACTCAGGAGCCTCTAGAGGAACTATTTGCCATTTGATTTTTGAGCTTCTTTTAAAAGACAGACACAAGAAGTATTTCGAAGACCTATGCTCTGGTAAGGCCGGTATAATTAAAAATCCTTGCATACATAGATTGATTTTAAAAAACGCAAAAAAACTCAAAGTCGACGATGAAGAAAACTTAGATCTTATTTACAACATGATTCAAACTGGACTTCAAAGTGATTTTTTTTGCAATGGAGCTGTTTTAGTAGAAGCCGAATCAGAGTTTAAATTAGAAGAAGATGATTATATCATAAATGGCTTTATTGATAAGTTGGCGAAATTTAATGACAAAGAATATAAGATTTATGATTATAAATCAAGCAAAGCTAAATTCTCTAAAGAAGAGATAGATTTTAATTTGCAAAATTTAATGTATTCTTTAGCTGTATTTAAAACTAAGGGATACATTCCAACCGTATCCTTTATATTTTTAAAATTTAAAAAACAACCTATTCAAGAAGCGCCTACGCCAACGCAAGAACAGCTAGAAGGATTTAAGTCTTATTTAAGTTATATAGCTGGATACATGTCTTCTTTTGACGAAAAGAAAGCCATAGAAAATCTTGCGGCTAAATCTTTAAAGAAAAAATGGATGTGCGGTAGTGATGTCCCAGGAAAATGGATTTGCCCATCTAGGATGTCAGCAATATTTTATATAGGCTACGACGAGAAAGATAAATTCATTAGATCTTCATTCGATAAAAAATTGTTGGTGGAAGACCCCAAGGTAAAATTAATACATAAAAAAGAATACAAAGGC